ATTACTGAAGAAATGAATGATTGGATTAAGACAAGGCCAGAAAATGTGCAGAGAATGATTGAGTTATTTCCTCCAAATAAGTTGTACCGTTTAAAAACCACCGGGAATAGGGTGACTATTTACTCTTATTCAGAAGATGACACATTAACTGTTGAGGTCAGCGGAGAATACAATGCAGTAATGTTCGAAAGAAGAGTATTTGGTATTAAACCAGAAGATTTGGAAGAATGTGATCTCCCAGACGAAAATGAATCGCTTGGAGCAGTGCTAACAGAACAAGAAGATATTAACAATTTTATACAAAGTGTTAAAACAGGAGAAAATAAAATGGAAAAAGCATTGTTTAAAGGCGATATGAATAAAGCAATGGAAATAATTAGAGAGATTCGACAGGAGATGTATAATGACTGATTATTCGGAAAATGCGCTGAATTTGTTTAAAAAATTATACTTTAAACGGGATAAGGATGACAATATTATAGAAGAACATCCTAATCAAGTATTTGAAAGAGTAGCATACGGTGTAAGTTATCCTCTGGATTCAAGGGAAAAATGGCGTAGCATTTTTAAGTCTATGATGGAAGATGGCTATTTTAGACCATGCACACCATGTATGATGAATGTTGGAGTACATGAAAATCCGCAAACAGCAGCTTGCTTTGTTGGAAATCTTCAGGACTCACTTCTCTCAATTTTTGATTTTGATAAAGAATCAGGTATTATATTTTCGAAAGGTAGTGGCATAGGTGGTAATTTTGGTATGCTTAGAGAAGAGGGTGCTTTGTTAAGTACGGGAGGCAGGTCGAGTGGCCCTTTCGCATTTCTCAAGAAGTGGGCTGCTACTGCTGATGCTGTAAAGTCTGGGGGGACCTGTTTATCGCCAGATCAACCTGTATTTACTAATTTAGGAATCAAAAAAATTATAGAACTAACGAAAGAAAAAGAATTCGTTGTCCTATCCTTTGATCGAAATGCAAACCGTTTTATGGCGAAAAAAGCGCACGCATTTGAAAGCGGAATAAAAGAATTATACGAATTAAAAACAGATAAAGGTGTGTTTCATTTATCTTATGATCATCCCATTATGTTATCAACCGGAGAATATATTCATCTAATTGAATTGAAAGTGGGTATGAGCATACAGAAATGTTCTATAAATTATAGTTCTGGTGGATATCCAAGGGTGAATCTATCAGATGGTAATAAAGGAAAGAAGATGTTCCATAGAATGATTATGGAAGACATATTCGATGTCAAATTTGACAATGAAGTTGTCCATCATTTGGATGGTAACAAATGCAATAATTCCTTTGAAAATCTTTCGATAATGGAAAATAATGGTGTACACTCACGTCTACATAATAAAGAAAAAGTAGCTGATAATAAACATATATTCCAACTTGAAACATTCGATCATTCTGGCGAAAATAATGGAATGCATAGGTCATCTGATTTTTATAAAGATAAAGAAAGGGTAATAACGTATAAACAAAAACAGAGAGAAATTCTATTAAAAGATCCTAGTAGAGCAAAAAATATGCAAAAGAAATCAGTCCCATCAAAGATGATTTCTAGTATATACAATTTAATTAATAAGGGTTTTCTAAAAAGAGATTTTAAAAGCTTTGATGATATTATAAAAGCAAGGGTAAAGTATTGGGGAAAATCCGGCACTAAAAGGGAAAAGCAGATAGAAACATTTATAAAACATTTTGGGAATTTTAATAACCTGAAAAGAGCCTTGGATGATAATAACCATTCAGTGATAGCAATAAAACGGATTGGACTTTCAAAGGTCTATGATATTGAAGTTATTTGTGATTCACCAAACGATATGACTATGAATGATAACCATAATTTTTTAATATGCCCAATGGGTACAGAAGGCTATGTCGGTAATGGTATTGTGGTTCATAATTCAAGGAGAGCAGCAGAGATGTGTATGTTCACCGATACGCACCCAGATTTAATCAAATTTATCACGATAAAAAATGGTGTAGATCAAGAAATTTTAAAGTCGATGAATTTATCAATTGCTGCCACAGATGCTTTTATGGAAGCAGTTGAAAATGATGAAATGTGGGAATTATATGGTGTTAAAGATGGTCTTGTTAAAAGTAAGCATAAAGCAAAGGACATCTATGAAAAGATTACACAGAATGCTTTTAATACGGGAGATCCGGGTCTGTGGTTCACTGATCGTGCTAATGAAACTAATGGGCTGGTGAGACAATATGGTAGAATGCTCAGTACTAACCCATGTGGTGAAATTTCTGGCACACCATATTTTGCCTGCGCCTTAGCTTCTATTAATTTAGCCAAATTTGTTGTTAATAATACATTTGATTGGGAAAGTTTCAAACAAGTGGTTAGAAATGGGATAGCATTCTTGGATGCCATGATTTCAATTAGTGGGTATCCTACTGAAGATTATAGGAAAAAAGCACAGAATACACGACCTTTAGGTTTAGGTATTATGGGTCTTGCTGACATGCTATGCAAATTAAACATTCCTTATAACAGCAAGGAAGCCTACGAACTATGCGGTAGAATTACAATGACCATGACATATGTTGCAATACAAACATCAATAGAAATGGGGAAAACATATGGTTCATTCGCAGATTTTGAAAATAACAAAGAGGAAATGATCAAAGTAGCACAAAGATTTGGAATATCAAAGGGTGATATAACACATCTCAGAAATTGTAATTGGACCACGATAGCACCTACTGGAAGTACGTCAATTTCATGTGATTGTTCACCTGGGATGGAACCACTTTTCGGGATCACGTATACAAAAAACATTTCTGATTCAGGTGAAAAATGGACATTTGTAAACCCTATATTTGAACAGAAATATAAAAATGAATCTTGGTATGATGAAGCTATAGAAAAAATAACGAAAAATCATGGTTCTTGTAGAGGAATTGCTTGCGTACCAGAAGAAGTACAAAGAGTTTGGGTGGTTGCACATGATATTCATTGGAAAGATAGAATTGAGATGCAGGCTTATCTTCAAAAGGGTATTTCCAACTCAATATCATCGACCATTAATTTGCCAAAAACCGCTACAGTTGAAGATATTAGAAGTTTATATATGGAAGCGTGGAAAAAAGGACTTAAAGGCATCACATTTTATCGTGACGGTGCATTAGCGAGTCAACCTGTTCAATTTCAAAAAGAGGAAGTGAAGGATGTTTCTCAGTGTAGACCTAAGATTCGTGCTGGATTTACCCATGAAGTGATTACAGGGCATGGAAAAATTTATGTGACGGTAAATAAAGATGAATCTGGTAGGATATTAGAGATATTTACCAATGGTGGTAAAAATGGGGGTGTATCTGCCGCTAATCTTGAGGCCATTGCTAGACTAGCATCATTAGCACTGCAAAAAGGGGTGGGGGTCGATGCAATTGCACATACTCTGTTGGGGATAAGTGATGGTACTGCGGCATGGGATAAGCTTTCTGTTAAAGATACTAGACCTGTGCAGATCGTTTCTATTCCCGATGCAATTGGTCAAGTGTTGTACAGGTTCTATGTAAAGGAGGATAAGGTTACAGAAGTAGAAAAGGTAGCTAATGAACCGGATAGTTGTGAACAACCAGCAGAATTACGTTGTCCAGATTGCGGAGGATTTGCAACGATGCAGGAAGGATGCATTTATTGCGTTCACTGCGGCTCACGTTGTAGTTAGGGGGCATCAAATGACCTTAGTAAAATGCGTAAAAGCGGGAATAGACAATTATTGTTCAGTTTGTGAACATGGGGAACTTCATGAAGTTTACGAAATGCTACATCCGATGCAAAGATGTACTCAATGGGGTGAATGCAATTTAGAGGATAAACAAATCAAAGTCAGATGTGTTAAAATAGAGGAGGAATAAGATGGATGAAATCGTATTTGCAGTAAAAGTTTCTGAATTGGCACCTGATGGCAATATGTTTCAGGGATACCAAGTTCCAGCTGATCCTACTATACTTAGAAAAATTTACAGTAATAACATAGCAATGTCCAGAAGAGATTGTGAAAACAACCCTAAATTTAAGCACCTAATCCCATACACTATGATAACTTCTGAAGACAATCAAATTTTTGTGGTAAAAAGGACTGCCAATCAAACTGAAACAAGGCTTCACAATCTCTATAGCATTGGCATAGGTGGTCATGTTGGCCCACAAAGATTAATGACATCAAAGGATGCTATTCATGCAGGTATGCTAAGAGAATTAAAAGAAGAAATTACAGGGGTGGAGTATGTTGGAGAATCCTTAGATTTTACACCTAAATTGATTGGTCTTTTGAATGATGATAGCAATGAAGTTGGATCTGTTCATTTGGGACTGGTCTACGAACTGTTAGTAGATCCTGATCGTATCCATTCAATAAATGTCAAAGAAATTGAAAATATGACTGGAATTTGGATGCCTTATGATGAAGCACTCGGAATAGAAGGTTATGAATCTTGGTCTGCGTTGATTTTAGGAGTTTAATATATGGGAAAGGTGAGGGTTATTTGTGTTAACGGTCTGTCACGTTCAGGGAAAGATTCTTTTATACGGTTTGTCAAAGATAGAGCTTATTCCGTAACACATTCTACAATAGATACAGTTAAAAGTGCTTTGATAGAAACAGGGATGCTTCACCCTTTTAATAAAACAGAAAAGGAAAGGGCATTTTTAACTGCTGTAAAACAAGCATGGATTGAATATTCTGATGGGCCGTTTAAAGAGGTGCTTGAAAAGGTAAAGGATATAGAGCGGACCTACAAGTTTATGAATAATATAGATCATGTATTTTTATTCGTTCAGGTTAGAGAACCATCTGAGATGATGAAATTAGCAAAACATTTTTGGGATAGTATTACTACAGTATTAGTGGAAAGAACAGGAATTGAAGTTCAGCCTGGGGATGAAGATGTATATGAATGGAACTACGATTTTTTCGTTAAAAATGATGGTTCATTGGAAGATTTGGAAAAAGAAGCAGACAGATTTATCAATTTTACGAATGAGGTGTTTTAGATGAAGAATTTCTGGAATTGGTTATTCAAAAAGGAAGAACAGACAGAATACTTTACTCCAACAATAAAATCTGAGGAACCAGTGTGTTATATATGTGAAAAAGGGGAACCAGCAACAACATTTTGTGAAGTGGACTTTGGGAATGGTCAGATAGTCCATCATAATATTTATGCCCATAAAGAATGTGTTAAGAATCTCATTTGCAATGCAGATTTTGGTGCGGAAATAGACTGGCGTTTAGAAACAGCCATGGGTTTGGTAAAGCAATGGAAAAAAGATGAAGAAGCAAAGGTAAAAAGAGATGATAAACTTAAAAATGAATTAATAGATTGCATAGATTATTTGTGTAAGGAGGATAATAAATGATCTACATAATGTGTGTTACTTTGTTTATCCTGGTACTAATACTCTGTGATAGTTTCAATAAATTAAAGATGCGGGAGGGTTACGATGAAAATGCAAACAACTTTAGGAATTGTGATTTCAGTAGGAACCATACTTGGTGGTCTGGTGGCTATTGATGCTCATTATGCAAAATCTTCAGAAGTAAAGGAAGTATCTGAATATATTTGCAGGATTGATCAAAGATTGTCAGAAAAGATTCAGCAAGATAGGATTAATTCTTTACAGGAACGGATGTGGAGACTTGAAGATCGTTATGGAGTTGAAAAAGCGCATAGTATGGATGAATATAGAAGATTAAAGGCAGAACGTGATGGGATACTTATGGAATTTAAAAAGAAAAATTAGATTGAAAAATTTATGAGGAACGGCTAATGTACACTTATTTGAACAATCTACGGAGGTCTGAAATTGGCACACCCGTTACGGAGAAGAAATGTAAGCTCTGCCATAGAAAAACGTGTTCTTACGGCCCTGATAGTATCCACACAATTCAATTATGAAGTATCGCATCTGATAGATTTTGATTACTTTACCAACTCTTTTATACGCACAGTTGCCAGATGGTGTGTTGATTTTTTTGATACCTATGAGAAAGCGCCATTTAATCATATAAGAGATATATTTGATGATAGAAAGGTGGAATTAAATGACGAAGATGCAAAACTCATAGAAACACTCCTGCTTGATATATCTCAAAAGTATGAGTTGGATTCAGGTCTGAATGTTGAATACAGTGTGGAACAAGCCCTTAAATTTTTCAAAACAAGGGAACTTGAAATAACCTATAGTAATATAAAAACGCTATTAGATAGGAATGATGTTGATGGTGCTGAAGAACAGATAAATAAATACACAAAAATATCGAAGATGACATCTGGATGGATAAATCCATTCGATGCTGGAGTTCCAGACCAAATTTTTCAAGAGGAAAAATTAATGTTTAAATTTCCAGGCGTGCTTGGAGATTTTTTAGGAGGCTTTGATCGTGGATGGTTAGTAGGGATAGCGGCAGCGTTTAAAAGGGGGAAAACGTTTCAAATGCAGGAATTAGCTGTATCTGCAATGCAGCAACGTTTAAAGGTGGCTTTTTTCTCATTGGAGATGTATTCTGTACCATCAAACAAGCGGTTGTTTCAACGTCTTTTGGGATCTGGTTTAGAAGAAGGTGGAACTGCGATATACCCTTGCTTTGATTGCGCTAGTAATCAAGATGGGTCCTGTACAAGGAAAGAACGTACTAACAATATAACGTTGTTTGTAAACAACAAGAAACCAACATTCTCACCAAAGTTAAATTATAAACCATGCACATATTGCAGGACCAGTGAAAAACCTGAAGATAAGAAATTCTACAAAGTGGCTTGGTGGAAAGAACTTATTGAAAGACCGGCATTTAATAAAACCAACGTTGAATCTTACAGAGCTGCTATGGAGAGGATATACAGGAATAACTATCGTTTTAAACAATATCCACGATTTTCAGCGAATACTTCAGATATAGTACGTGACTTGGATATCTTAGAAAGAACAGAAGGCTTTGTTCCAGATATTATTGTAATTGACTATGCAGATATTCTAAGACCAGAGACAACCGGAGCCTCAGTTGATACGTCAGCATTGGATGATACATGGAAAAGTCTTGCGAGATTAGCTGGTGAAAGGCACGCTCTTGTTGTAACCGCATCACAATTAACAAGAGCCGGTACTGACAAGAAACAAGTAAAATCAGGAGATATGGCGCTATGGATTGGGAAGCTTGCACATGTAGATGTTTTCTATGCTTTGAATCAAACGCCGGAAGAGAAAGCTGACGGACTTATGCGTGTAAGCCTCTTAGCTCACCGATATGCAGACTTTAATGAAAATGATAACTGTATCATACTTCAAAACCTATCTCACGGACAGGTCTGTTTAGACTCCGAATTGATGAAATGACAAGTCTTTTCGAACTAATTTAAAAAAGTAAAGTAAAAAATCATGTTTTTTAGCACGATAATCACATAAGTGTGCTACAATGAATATAAAGAAGTTAAGAACGAAGCACGGGGCACATTAATCTTTTAACAGATGAAAGGAGAAAAAATGATAGAGTATGACAAAATTAATTACACGGATTTGAAAAAAGTAGTGCTGTCCGCAAATGGGAGTGGGGTACTTCCTAGCAGTATCAGACACGTTGCTGTAAAAGGACCGAAGCTATACGATGCGTTTATTACAGCAATTGAAAATCTCCCAGACGAAGATAAACCTAAGCTCCCAGATGACGTTATTGAATTTTTCAATAGGGTTATTATGGATGATGAAGAACCTGAAGAAGAGCCAGAACTGAATTTTGAAGAAGACCCTGTTACAGAACCTGAAGAAGAGCCAGAAGAAATTCAGGGTGATCTATTAGAAGAACCTACTGATCCAATAGATGACAGTCCTATTGAGCCGGAACCTCCTAAAGTAAAGGAAAAAGAACATCCTAAAGTAAAGGAAAAAGCCGTAAATCTGGACAAAAAACCAACGAAGAAGATGCAACGTCTATCCAAAACTAAGATGAGCGTCAAAATTGATGGTGGTGTATTGACAATCGAATTCAAAGAACTTGGAACATCTAAAGAGATCAAACTTCCGCCTGTTGGCAATATTGAAAAGCTGAAACCTATCAGAAAAGAGGCCATGGACTTTGGAAAAGAAAACAACGCCTCTAACGGTCAACTATGCGCCATCTCTAAAGAATTCAATATTCATGGATACTACATGCGTTAGTATCTAAACCCCACCTCTGAATTATCTTTTACAGAGGTGGGGTTTTTTACTTGGAAAATGTAAAAACCTGCTGTATAATGGCTATAATAGTCATTCAATGCACAGGGGGATATAATTTATGGTACCTTACTTTAAAAGCAACAACGGGATACTCTATTATGGTGATGCCGCTGAATTACCTACTAGGGTCAAAGCAAATAGTGTTCATTGTGTTGTCACATCGCCCCCATATTGGGGGAAAGTAGATTACATGGAAGGTGAACCAGATCAGTTAGGGCTTGATAAAACACCACAGCAATACGTTGATAGACTGGTTTCAATTTTCAAAGGAATTAGGAAGATACTCCATCCAAGCGGAACAGTATGGTTGAATATTCAAGATACCAATTGTGTCCCTAGCACAAAACGAGAAGGTGAACTAGGTATGAAACCAGGAGTTCCTGCAAAAAACAGAATAGGTATTCCATGGAAAGTTGCTTTTGCGTTGCAGGCCGATGGGTGGTGGCTACGAAGTGACAACGTGTGGTGGAAAGTAAACGGGAATAGAGAACCTGTGCGTGATCGACCTACTTATGAACATGAGTATGTGTTTTTACTAACAAAAAAAGCCCATTATTTTTATGACCAAGTAGCTGTGTATCAACCTTTAAAATCAGGAGATAGGTATGCTGGAGACAGAAGGAAGATAACAACAGAAAGCGGTGGTATGTTTCATGGTGGGCATAATAGAAAAGCTAAACTTTCTGGTAAAAATCTAGGATCAGTATGGAATATTCCAACTCAAGGGCGCACTGATTCACACTATGCGGCATTTCCTGATAAACTGGTAAGTAGATGTATAAAAGCTGGAACATCATTAAAAGGATGTTGCTCAGTATGCTACGCGCCACTAAAAAGAGTAACAGAACGTATTAATGAAGATTGCGCACCTGAAACAGTAGGATGGGAACCAACATGTGGGTGCAACGCAACTATTGTCCCATGTACAGTGCTAGACCCATTCATGGGAAGAGGCACAACCGCATTGGTTGCTGAATCATTAATGAAAAACTGGATAGGATCTGAAAAAAGCGATGAATTCTGTGAACTGATAAAACAGAATTTAATAAATCGCAAAGTAGGTCTACTACCAACAACAGCACCACAAAATGGACTTTTTAAACTTACAGAAACAGATATAGAAATAAAAGCGCAAAGGAGTAAATAATGGGAATTCTAGCCAACTCTTGTAATCTATCAGTTTACACTGCGCAGACAGATCTTCCAGAAGATTTTCTGAACACAGTTGCTGACAAAGTTAGGTACAGAGCATTTATAGAAATAGATCCAGATTCAACCGATGAAAGATCAGTTGGTTGGGTTGATCTATATGATATGCTTGACAATCAGTTTGAAAAAGTAAATTTTCTAAAAGAACCATACATAGTGCTTGGCTTTCGTGTAGATACAAGAGTTGTCCCATCTTCTGTATTGAAACGATGCTGTCTTGAAGCAGAGAATGTTATTAAAAAAACGGAAGACATACGTGAATTACCAAAAGTTAGGCGCAATGAAATAAAAGAAGCGGTAAAATTTAAGTTACTGAAGGAAACTGTTCCATCATCAAAGGTCTATGATATTATATGGAATTATAGTGGTGGTTATGTATTCTTTACAAATACAAGTGGAAAAGTCTGTGATGAATTTCAATCTCTGTTCTATGCAACATTTGAAGTCAGGACAGCTCCTAATGAATTGGCATTACTTGGTAGTACCATTCTAAAAGATAAAAAAATGCCTGATAATATTGTAGATAACTTCAAATATCTTGATATAGCGGGTGCTGAGTTCCTTGAATGGTTATGGTATGAAGCAAATGGCAATGGATTTACATTCAATAACATTGATATGCTATTTGATGGGCGTGTCGTACTTAGAAGTGATGACACGGATTCGAAAGAAACCATCACATGCATTGGCGATTCTCAGAGTATGAAGGAGATTGATATCGCATTAGAAAATGGCCGGAAAATGATACAGGCAAAGCTAATGATGATTTCAGAATCTGGTGAATGGGTATTCACACTAGACGCCCTATATTTTGATTTCAAGGCTTTAAAACCACCGAAGATCCGGATGAAAGCAAAAGATGATTTGGATGGGCTGTTGTACGAAAAAATATATCTTTTGGAAGAAGTAACAAAAATTTTGAGAGATTTCTACACCCAATTTGTTACTGAATGGGGAAAGAGAATGTTGAAAGGAGAAAATCATGTTGATTAAACGAACAGAACTTATGAATGCGCTAAATTCGGTAAAACCAGGATTGGCGTCTAACACAAACATAAAACAAATGGAAAGTGTCCAGTTTTCTGGAAATGATATTATAACCTACAATGATCAGATCGGTATTCTGGTTCCTTTTGAAACAGATTTCACCGCTGCTGTGAACTACGATGACTTGGTTAAGATCGTATCAAAACTTGATGCAGATGATGTCAACGTTTCATTGGATGAAAATGAGCTTGTACTATCCACTGACAAAACTAAAGCCGGTCTTTTCCTGATGCTGACTGATGATCTACAGGAGAATATTAACAGTCTGATTGATCAGATGCCGAATGAAGACAATGGAAAAGAATGGAAAGAGATTCCGTCTGATTTTCTTACAGGTGTTAGTTTATGCGCTCCAGCAGCTGAAAAAAATATTTCAAAAGGCACATTGGCTTGTTTGCATACGAATGGCACACACGTATTTTGCAGCGATAATCGTAGGGTGGCCGCATTTAAACTCAGTTCAGACATTGGTGAGTCTTTTATGATTCGGGCTGGGCTTGTAACGGAACTGCCGAAATTTGACATTAAGCATTTCTGTGTTTCTGATTCATGGGTGCATTTCCTTACTGAAAATTCAACTGTGTTTTCTGCAAGACGCATATTGGGAGATTCGATAGAGTTTTATCTGGATCTACTTAAAGGTTTTAAAGGCAAGAAAATTCCAATTCCAGATGGATTGAAAGAAATTGTAAGTGCTGCGTCTGTCATGTCCGATGATGACAGTGAAAAACCAATGAAGATCTCTTTGAAAGACGGTGAAATGCTGTGTGAAACACGCAATGAACGTGGGTGGGTTGAGAAACGTGTGTCCGCTGAGGGTTCTGGTAAGAACAGCCTTGAGATCAATATCAGTGCGGTTTACCTACAACAGATTCTTGAATTACCCAATGTACAGATGATCGTTGGGGATAACAAATCATTTTTTGAATCTGGTAATTTCCAGTACATTTTGATGCACAGAGCAAGTGAGTAGTTAGAGAGCGTGTCAAAAATGGCGAGTAAACCACTTGAGTTGAGCGTGCCACTAATGTTGAGTAAACCAAGTAAAGAGAGCGTGCCATTTCCGGTGAGTAAACCACAAGAAAAGAGCGTGCCATAAACGGAGAGTAAACCAAAATCGTAGAGCGTGCCAAACCTTTCGAGTAAACCAAGTTGGGTGAGCGTGCCAAGTTTAACGAGTAAACCAATGAAGACGAGCGTGCCATTATTGGGGAGTAAACCAAAATATCAGAGCGTGCCAGGTGATATGAGTAAACCAAAGAGAAAGAGCGTCAAAAGACCATCACTGTGGACTGAGTAAAGTCCACAGTGGTGGTCAAATCTATTTAAAATTACAATAAAGGATAGAAAATATGCCACAAGGATTCTTCAGTCAGGAAGTTCTTGAACAAAAGACCAAGATTGAATTCGATTTCGATGACGGACCTAATTGTAGAGAATGTGGTCTATACACCAAATGTATAACGCCAAAGATGAAATACACAGGCAGTGGTGAGAAGGGAGTTCTCATAATTGCTGAAGCTTCAGGAGCTAATGAAGACGAACAAGGTACACAGTTAGTGGGTGAAGCAGGTCAACTACTCAGAGATGAATTAGAAGCTATAGGACTGGACCTTGACAGAGATTTCTGGAAAACAAACGCAATGTCTTGCAGACCATCGACACCATCCGGAGCTAACAGAAAGCCAACAAAGACCGAAATAAAATACTGTAAACCACTAGTTGACAAAACAATCCGTGAGTTGAATCCAAAGATGATATGGTTAATGGGTGGTGTCGCTGTAGAATCTATGTACATGGGCAGATTCAGCACACTGGCTATTAATAGATGGAGAAAACTATGTATTCCTGACAGAAAAACAAATACATGGATAATTCCAATGTTTCACCCAAGTTATATTTTAAGAAATGAATATGATGAAAACTTGAAATCCACTTTCCGTAGGGATTTGAAATGGGCTAAATCCTGTATAGGGAAAAAACCTTTCACCTGGAAAGATGAAAGAGAAAATGTAAAGTGCCTGTATAAGTTCGATGAAATCATTCAAAACCTAAATAATCTGTTAAAGAAAGCTGCTGGAAAACAGGTTTTATTATTCATAGACTATGAAACAAACGCATTAAAACCACAATGGCCTGGAGCAAAAATAGCAACTGTTTCATATTGTACCGGAAACACAGCAGTAGCATTTCCATATCAGTACGGTGATTTCTTCACAAAAGACCAACAGCGACATATCAAAGCTATGTGGCGTAAGGTACTTCAACATCAGAAAATAGCTTGTATGGCACATAATGTAAAGTTTGAAGATAACTGGACCAGAAAGATATTCGGAGTAAGGCCGTACAGCTGGACATTCGACACAATGATAGCGGCTCATATAGAAGATAACAGAGCAAGCTATTCAGGACTTAAATTTCAAAGTTACGTTAAATTTGGATTAGAACCATACAATAAAGACGTCAATAAATATCTTAAAGCAACCAAGGGTCATTTCAACAGGGTTGATAAAGCCCCACTTGATCAGCTGCTACTGTACAACGGACTTGACACGATAATGGGAATGAAGCTGTATAGGGAACAACAGAAAATGTTTACCCTAACAGAAAAACTTCAGCAGAAAAATAACCTTGCAGAGGCATACAATTTGTTCCATGAAGGAATACTAGCCCTATCAGATGTTCAGATGAACGGTGTATGTATAGATGAAGATTATTACAAAAGAGAAGAAGCTATTCTACAAAATAAAATAACCCATATCAAAAACGAGAAATTACTTGGAAGTGAAGAAGCAGCAAAGTTCCTGAAAAAAATGAATAAGGAACTCGATGTTGGATCAACTAAGGATCTTGGTATATTATTCTATGATATACTAGGACTTCCTCCACAGCTTACCACAAAAGATAATTACCGTGTAGACGTTGATGCGCTAGACAATATTGACATACCATTTGTTAAAGACCTCCTTGAACTGAGAAAACTTGAAAAAGCGGGGAATACTTACATTGCTCAGTTTTTAAAAGAAATTTGCAGAGGTCGGATATTTCCTTTCTATGATCTTCATATACCAAGATCGTACAGGAGTAGTAGCTCACTTCCAAATTGGCAGAACATTCCATCACATGATCCAGAAATTGGAAAATTGATTCGTTCTGGAATATTTCCATCAAAGGGCAATAAAATTGGAGAAATTGACTACAGTTCAATAGAGGTTCGTGTTGCTGGTATATACACAAAAGATCCAACTCTACTTGCAGAAGTCACATCTGAAGATGCTGATATGCACAGGGATACAGCTTTAGACATATGGATTCTACAAAAAGAGGAAATGACGAAACCAATAAGGTATCTTTCCAAGGCGTTTAACTTTGGGCAGTTTTACGGAGCGTCCTACAAGAGTAGTGCCGATACACTATGGAAACAAGCTAATGAAAAGACAAGTGGTGGGATAACCCTAAAGAAACACTTGGAAAATAAGGGGATCAGAGATTATACGGACTTTGAAATGCATTGTAAAGATTACACAAACCATTTTTGGAATGAACGATTTGCCACATACCAGAACTGGAAAGATGAGATGAATGAGTTGTACAGAAAACAGGGTTACATAGAAAATAAATTTGGTTTCAGATTTACTGGATATATGTCTGATCGTGTTGTCAGTAATTATCCAATACAATCAACGGCTTTTATGATCTTACTCCATAGTTTGATATTAATCAATAACATAGCAAAAGCTGAAAAATGGAAAACAAAAATAATTGGTCAGATTCATGACTCGATACTCTTAGATATTCACCCATCTGAAGAAGAACATATAATAGAAACATGTGTTTATATCACAAGCGAAAAGATGCCTAAATTACATCCGTGGATAACTGTCCCAATCCCTGTTGAAGCCGAACTCACTGGAACGGACAGACCTTGGTGGGAGAAAAAAGAGATTACCATAAACCATTAAATTCATTTAAAAAATAACAGAAAAAAAGCTCAAATGCCTTAAAAATGTGCTATAATGAAGTATAGAATTTAACTCATTCACAGGAGGTTTACATGACTAGAAAGGAAGCGGAGCATGATGCAAAAGAACTGAACCGGACAGAACCTAAGTGGTTCTGTCCGTTGATTAACGCAAAGTGTCGGAAAGACTGCATAAATTTTACTTTAGCCTATGTAATAAGTGAAAGCGAAAAGAGACACGGGATGCTACATGATGCAAACGATGATTCTTTTATGGTGGAAGGATTTTTTTGTAGTAATGCACAGTTCATAAGTCCATTTGCTTGTGGAGGTCATTAAAATGCCACTTCATACAATTCATAGACCTGAAAACCTAGACGACCTAGTTGGTAATGAAAGTGCATCTGAATCACTTAGGTCCGTATTATCAAGGGAGTCGGATATTCCACATTCGTTTTTATTCACAGGTCCGGCAGGAACAGGTAAGACTACTGGCGCACGTATTCTTAAAAATGAACTAGGTTGTACAAACAGTGATTTTCATCTTTACAATTCTTCAAATACCCGTGGTATTGACACTGTACGGGAGATTATAGATAGTTGTCAATTTGCGCCAATGCACGGTGATGTGAAGATGATAGTACTAGAGGAATGCCACCAGTTGACAGGACCCGCCCAGGAGGCCCTGCTTGTAATATTAGAAGAACCACCAGAATATGTCTATTTTGTACTATGCACAACTGAACCAGATAAATTGAAGAAGAGTCTCAAAAGACGTTGCCATATTTCAGAGATGAAAGCACTGTCTTTACCGGAGATAAAGAAACTCCTTCTCAGTACTTTGGAAAAAGAAAACATCGAAGATTATCCGAAGGAGATTCTTGATAAGATTGCTGAAGCCTGTGATGGTTCACCAGGAAAGGCGTTGAATCTTTTAGACACGGTTATTGACATAGCAGATAATAGTGTAGCTCTGAAAGCCGTTGAAGATGCTACTGTGTCTGAATCAAACATCGCTGAGATCGCCCGTATGCTTCTTTCAGGCAAGGGGCAATGGTCTGATATAGCTCAGAAGATTAAAGGGCTTGCAGGGGAGCCTGAGAGCCTTAGATACGCATTTCTAGGATACTTGAATGCTGTACTATTGAATAAAGGATCTGCGAATGTAGCCGCTTTAATGATGCCGTTTATGGAACCGTGCATGTACACAGGTAAAGCAGGACTCACATTTGCTATCTACATGGCGTGGAGCGATACTAAAAAGTGAGTTTTTTAACACGGAAAACAGCTCGGATGCGTTGAAAATGTGTTATAATGAGAGAGTCAGGCACGGCGAGTAAACCATGATCCTGGAGCGTGCCATTTAGGAGGAGTAAACCACAGCGGAAGAGCGTGCCAATGGACTAGAGTAAACCATATTGACAGAGCGCGTCAAAGCCAAGGAGTGAACCATTGTGCGGGAGCGTGTCAAATTCTGTGAGTAAACCAATTCCGAAGAGCGTGTCAAAAATCACGAGTAAACCATTGTATCCGAGCGTGCCAGGATTCCCGAGTAAACCATTGTAGGAGAGCGTGTCATATAACGAGAGTAAACCACAGTTCCAGAGCGAACCAAAATCTAAGAGGAGTGTTTAAACCATATTAAAAGAAAGTGAGGTGATAGAAAATGTCGGAATATGAAGATGATCTAAGAATTGATTTTAACCAACTGGACATTAACTGGAGAGATCATTCAGCCAATTACATGAAATGGTCGGAAAAGTGGGTTAACTCAGTTGCTGTCAAAGATCGCAAGAAAGAAGTTTTGGATACTCTGAAGGCAGAACTTGACTCAAAGTACAGGCAATCATTGTTTGAAAAAGATCAGAAGAAACCAACTGAAGGTGCTATCGCAGCTGCTATTCAAAACGATGATGCTTACAAACTGGCACAGAGTGATTTGATAAACGCAACGGAAGAGATGAATCTCTTGGCATGTGCTAAGTCAGCATTTGATCACAGGAAAAAAGCCCTTGAAGGTTTAACTCAGTTATGGTTAGGAGGCTATTTTTCGAATCCTAATATACCTGTTGAAATAAAAGAGAAATTTAAAAAAGATGATACGGAATATCAGGAGGAACAGACAAAAGCATTGAATGAAAATAAGAGGCTTCAGAAACGGAAAATCAAACCTATCAGAAAAGTATAACCTATGGAATATTTAAAGTACATAATAATAGGCATAGTAGTCATATTTTTAGGCTACTTAACATTTCGTGTCATATCCATGGCTGTATTTAAAAGTTGGTTTGACGCAAAAAATCAAAACGGTGAAAGGAGTATTAAGGATGAAATTATCGAAGATGCTGGACACAATGGCAACAAAGTTGCAGGAAGCAAGAGACGAAGTGGATAAGTTTGAAGGCAAAGGCAATAATGCCGCAGGTACTAGGATTAGGAAGGCTATGCTGGATATTAAATCTCTAGCATCTGATGTAAGAAGTACCGTAACAGATATTAAGCATGAAAGGAAAGGAGTGTAATATGGGTTTCCGTGATAAGTACAAACAGCAGAAAAAAGATCTTTTGAAACGGCATGAAGCCAGTGTATCCGATAAGGGAGGTGGTGGTCAATTCGGTAGCTACATTGAAGTATCAAAGCTTCCAAAGTCTGTTAACTTCTGGAAATGCACAGAAGGTGGTCACGCAATTGATTTCATACCGTTTGTTGCAGGACCTCGTATGCCGAAAGTTAGTGGTGGTGGAATCAAAGAAGGGCAAATTACATGGTTGTTAGACATTTGGGTACATAGGAATGTTGGTGTTCTCGATGCTCCTTATGTTTGCCCTACACGAACAAATGGAGAACCTTGCCCTATCTGTGAACATATTCAACAGAATCGTGATTCCTATTCAAAGGAAGAAATTGATGGGATGAAAGCCAAGCGCAGGACTCTGTACCTGATTTGGTGTCATGACAATTCTGAAGAAGAGAATAAAGGCATTCAGCTATGGGATATCGCACACTGGTTTATGGAGAATAATCTCAAAGAGATTGCTGAAAAACCTAAAGGTGGCGGCACAATCCTGTATTTTGACCCTGATATTGGTAAGAATGTACTCTTCACAAGACGCGGTTCTGGAATGGGGAATACGCAGTTCCTGGGTCATCGTTTTGATGATAGAGAACAACCTATTCCTGATAAAATTCTTGATCAGTCCTTTGAACTTGATTCAGTTATCAAGTATAGTACCTATGATGAAATTCATACAGCATTCTATGGTTCTGATACAAACAAAGGATCTAATGCACCAACAACAGCGTCCCCTTTTGATACTGAAGAACCTATTGAAGAAACGGAAGAGTCCGTTGAAGAATCAGCACCTTTTGAGTTAGCCCCAGATGAATGTCCAATCAATGGTGAATTTGGAGTGGATCATGGGGCACTAGAAGGTTGTGATGACTGTGAAAACTATGACAACTGCTATGCAGCTAATCAGGAAATGCAGGAACCGGAACCGGAGCCTGAGCCTGAGCCTGAGCCTCCTAAGAGGAAACAACAGTTGCGTAGTTCGCAGAAACCATCAACTGATAAACCTAAACCGATACGCAGACCTATTCGGCGTGCATAGTTAAAAATTATGTTGGTTGCCTAGTAATGGGCAACCAACATTATGAGGTGATGTATATAATGCCAAAGAAAATAAAGAAAGCGCAATCTCCGGCTGAACAAATAAGAGAAAGAGCAAATTCTGAACCGGAACCTATAAAGACAACTGCTAATGAAGGGGATTTCAACTCTGTGGTTTCTACTGGTTCAACCCTTCTTGATCTTGCTATATCTGGTGGTAGGGTAAGGGGTGGTGGTGTTCCATCCGGCATATTAATGGAAATATATGGACCATCCGGAATGGGTAAAACTTCAATACTGGCTGAAATGTGTGCTGATACGCAGATAAAAGGTGGAAATGTTAAATTCCTTGATCCAGAAGCACGGCTTGACCAGGAATATATGCGCATATATGGAATGGAACTTATAAAAGAAAATTATTTTATGCCAAATACAGTAAATGAAGTATTTGAACATATACTAAAATGGGAACCTGATCCACCTAAGAAAGGTGGTGTTAATCTGATTGCTACTGATAGCCTAGCAGCACTAAGTTCTGAACTTGAATTGAGCGACAAAGGCGATGCTATGGGTATGAAGATAGCAAAGGACTTCAGCCAAGGTCTGCGCAAAACATGCACTCTTATTAAGAAGAATAATTTTATAGTAGCCTGTTCAAATCAGATACGCCAAAACACGACCGGAAATGAAGTCACGTCTGGTGGTAAAGGAATTCCGTTTTATGCTTCACTACGTATTAGAATAGGACCACCAGCAAAGAACAAGTATTTGTCAGCTACGAAAACAATAAACAATGTTAAACATGAAAAGATATACGGAATACAGTCTATATGTACAGTAAAGAAAAGTTCTGTTGATGATCCTTTCCGCACTGCCAATGTATTCATAGTATTTGGAGTAGGCATTGATGATGTGCGTGCTAATTTGGCTTATGTAAAGCAGATGACAAATGCTACATCTTACGTTGCTATAAATGAATCATTTGGGAGAATGGATACTGCCATTAAGCACATAGAAGATAATAACCTCGAAATTGACCTTAAAAATCAGGTGATAGACTTATGGGAAGAAATAGAAAGAGAGTTTAAAACATCACGTAAACCAAAAAGGAGGGGTATATGAATCTAAAAAACAGAGAGATAGAATGCACTGTGAGGAAAGCTGTGCAGGAAGTACAGTATGAACCTTTTGAAGTGGTTATGACAGTTAAAGGTACAATAGGAGATGATACAGATATCGAAAAAGAGTTTGATGAACTGGCTGAATTTTTGGAATCCAAAGTGTTTGAAACAATAAACAAAAGGCTTACATAGGAGGACTCAAAATAAAAACGCTGATCATAGACTGTCATGCAATCTGCCATGCCGCAAAACACACTATGGGTGATCTTTCTCATGAGGAACAGAAAGTAGGGATAGTATTTGGTTTTATGAAACAAATTTTGACATTTTCAAAGCGTTTTAATAGCGCAAAACTAGTTTTTTGTTGGGATTCAAAGAAGAGCTTCAGGAAAAAAATATATCCCGAATACAAAAAAAGAAATCCTTTTACAGAAGAAGAGATAGTGTTTGAAAAATTTGCTTTTAAACAATTCATTGAACTGCGCACATATACATTACCAAAGTTTGGGTTTAAAAATATTTTCATTCAAACCGGATTAGAAGCTGATGACATAATTGCTGCTATAGCACATAATTATAACAGAGAATTTGTAATTGTATCAGGCGATGAAGACCTTTATCAGCTTTTAAAGAACAATATCTCAATGTACAGTCCCAAGAAAAAGAAAATTTTTACAGAACACGATTTTACAAAACAGTATGGCATAACACCAAAAGAATGGGTGATGGTAAAACGCATAGCGGGTTGCAGATCAGATAAGGTCATTGGTATTGATGGCATTGGAGAGAAACGTGCTATTCAGTATCTTAAAGGCACTTTGGGGAAAAATACTAAAGGATATCAAAACATACTGGATGGGCAGCACATCATTGAAAGAAATAAAACATTGGTTGAATTACCATTTGAAGGAACCAAAATACCAAAGTTGATGGATAAAGAAACATTCAGTATTAACAACTTCATTGACTTAACGGATAAATATGGATTCAGGAGTTTTCAGCAAATCAGTACGATGAATGAATGGGTAAATCAATTTAATATGAAGTAAAAATAACAGTGATACAGGATTATAACAATGGCAAAATCAAGTAAAGGATCACAGTACGAGAGGGACACCTGCAAACAATTGGGATTATGGTGGACACAGGATTCAGAAAAACCTTCTGACGCAATATTCTGGAGGACATCTCAGTCTGGAGGTCGTGCAACAACAAGGGCAAAGCAAAAATTGAAAACACCGAATTCATATGGGGATGTAGGATATCTTGATATAGACGGGAAACCTTTTATCGACGAAGTACTGCTGGAACTTAAACGTGGATACACAAATGATATTTCAATCCTTGATTTCCTTGATAAAACCAAAGGCGAACCTATCCTATTAAAATGGTGGAATAAAGCTGAAAAAGAACAACGATTATCAAAGCGAAAGTATATTTTCATTGTCTTTAGAAGGGATAGACATAAATCCTGCATTTTAATAAAAGGACAAGCATTTGGAAAAATGCAAGATTGGTTTGGGGCATTTCAATATGATATTTTACACATTACACATAAAAACCTAAAACTTGTGGCTATTGAATTGGAAAAATTTTTAAACTGGTGTCATCCTGATTTTTTTAGAAAAGGAAAATAAATGCTTGAGAAAATCACAATAAAGAATTTTCAAAGTCATAAAAATACTATTATAGAATTACATGAAGGTATTACTGTTATTACAGGAACCAGTGATGCTGGAAAATCAAGTATATTCAGGGCCATAAACTGGTTGAGAACCAATAGACCAGTTGGTAGTGCTTTCATCCGTAACAATTCCAAAGGCAATGCCGAAATATCACTGGATATTGACGGAACTACGGTGAAACGGATTAAATCGAAAACTAAAAATAGCTATGTCCTTGGAAGTGAAAGCTTTGATGTTGTAAAAACAGATGTTCCTGATGAGATAACGGAATTCCTAAACTTTGCTGATACAACAATACAAGGACAGCATGATCCTTATTTTCTACTTCAGGATAGTGCTGGAGAGGTTGCCAAAAAACTGAATAAAATAGCTGGTTTTGAAATCATTGATTCTGTAATGAAAGATGTAAAATCAGCTATCACAGAAAATGCAAGTAAGACTAATTACACCAAGGAACGTATTGCGAAACTTGAAGAATCCATAGAAGATTATGCACACTTGGATTCTGTGGAAGGTCACATTTCCACTCTTAATGAATCTCTGACTTCCTATAAAAGCAGAAGTTCCTTACTAGACAGTATTAATATGACACTATCTAATATTTCGGACACAGGTGAAGCAATAGAAGATATAAATTCATGGATAGCTATAGAAGAGGACATTAATCCAATACTGAAGAATGTTGCTACGTTAGAGGATCAACAATATGAACTGAAATCGGTTGAAGAATTACTTGTAAACATAGGTGATATTCAGAATACCGTTGAGAGCTTGTCAGACAAGGCTCAGTGGGAAGTAGATGTTGAAAGCATAGGTAAGGTCATAAATGAATTTATTGTACAGTCAGAGGCTTTTGAAGCAACCACTACTGTATTAGCAAGCATTAGTAGATGCTACAATACCATAAAATCCATTGATACTGAATTAGAAGACTTGGAAATTAAACTGAACGCTATAATAGAATCCAATGGTGTGTGCCCTATGTGTGGAGTTAAACTTACTGGCGATAGAATAGAACATATGAAACACCTGTAATAAGGAGATACTTATGAAATTATTGTGTTCTGGAGATTGGCATATAAGAGCGACACCAACAAGGTTCAGAAATTCTGATTACTACAATCAGATGCTAGAAAAAATTAAGTATATGATCGATTTTGCTGATAAGCATAATATTTATACCATATTACAACCAGGAGATTTTTTTGATAGTCCTGATATACCAAACCGTGTTGTTGTTGATATAATTAAATTGATGGGTCCAATTGATGTGCATGTTGTATTTGGACAGCATGATACAAAATTCAGACGTACTGACGATACAACACTAGCGGTATTAATAGAATCTGATGTAATCGATATTTTAAGCTCAGTGGTAATGTCCTACGAAGATGAGTCCCAGGTTGATATATATGGAGCGTCATGGGGAGATGATATACCACAGGTATTAAATCCAAATAATTACAATATCTTGGTCATACATAAGATGATAGTTGAAGATAAACCATTATTCAAAGATCAACAGGACTATGTTGCTGCGGCAGCATTTTCTAGGAAGAATAAAGAATTTGATTTGATTGTATCAGGTGATAATCATAATTCGTTTTCTTACTTTCCAAAAAATAAAGGATTTCCAGCTATTGTAAATTGTGGTTCTCTCATGCGAATGACAACTGCTCAATATATGCACAAACCGTGTTTCTATATTGTGGATACAGCAGATAGAATAATAGAACGGCATTACATACCAATTAAACCAGTACACGAAGTATTCAAGGCAGAAGCTATCGAAATAAATGAACGTAATGAGAAAATGGAATCATTCATTGAAACACTTTCAGATACTAAACTGTCAGATTCAAAAATATCATTTGAAGATAATCTTAAAGTTCTCCTTGAAAAAGAAGTGTTCGATGCTGAAATAAAAAAGTTGGCTAATGAGTTTATCGGAAATTATTATACATAGGAGGTCTTGAAATGGTTGATATTGATGAAATCCTGCAAGAGTTAAAAGATATAAAAAACGATATAGCTGAAGCAAAACAGGAAAAAGCTAAGCTGGAAGGTGTGTTGTCAGAACATTTGAAATCTCTGAAAAATATGGGTATTAAATCTGTAGCTGATGGGCATAAAAAAGTGAAAACACTGAAAGCTGAAATAGAAAAACTGGAATCAGCTATTCAAAAACAGTTTTCATCACTGCAACAAAATTATGAATGGTAGATATTATGACTATATCCGAAATAACAGATTCGTTAAAATTGGCTGAAAAGCAATTTGTGAAAGACAGGGCGACAGAAGAACTTTTAATAAGCGAATGGCAATCCAATCAAAACGTTTTAAGGAACCTTGAAAAGCATGGATTAAACTTATTTAAAATAAGGGCGCTATTTCAAAAAGCGGCTGAGATGACTCAGAAGCAGTTAGAATTTCATATCAGCGGGTTAGTATCCACAGCATTAGCAGCAATATGGGATGATCCATATGAATTTAAGGTTGAATTTGTTCAAAAACGGGGAAAGACAGAAGCAGAATTATGGCTTATCAGAAATGGATCAAAGATGAAAGCGCTGGACGCATCGGGAGGTGGTGTTGTCGATGTTGTTGCGGTAGCTCTCAGAATGGCATTTTGGAGTCTTACAAAAACAACGAGGCCAATTATGCTATTGGACGAACCTTTTAAACATCTGAGTGGAGATTTAAAAAAGAAAGCTGCTATGATGTTAAAAATGATCAGCCAAAAATTGCGTCTTCAAATAATTATGGTATCTCATATAAAAGAGCTTGCTGATAGTGCGGACAAGAAAATTGAAGTTATAAGAGATAAGCAGGGATCTAAAGTTGTTTCTGATTAGATAAAAAGGTATTAAATGGAATTAGTATCATACGAAAAGTCGGGTCCTATAAAAGGCATCTGTAAACAAAATGCATTGTGGGGAGAAGTAAAATCGGACATTGTAGAGAAACATTATTACCACACTCCGCTAGTATATTTCCAGAAACCAAAATGGATTGATGATGGCACTTTTCAAACTATTATTGATTCCATTATAGTAAATCTACCTGTTGGATTTGAACTGAAGCATGAATGCCGCGTCAGACAAAGCC